AATTGTTTAATTTTTGCTTTTGCAATAGTAATATTTCCGTTTTCATCTGGATATGATACTTTAATATTTGTTAATCGGTCTTCGCCTAAAAGGATTAAATCTTCAAGGTTTACTTCTTCTACTTCTATTTCGATTTGTTTTTCTTCTTCTTTAGACATGCTAATAATCTCCTAAAAAAAAATTTAAAAAAAAATAATAAAGAAAAATAGTTTATAAATTTTAAATTTCAACACCATTAACATATTCCATTAATGATTGTGCGATAAAACTAATTTCACGTGCGGTTAAATCTTCAGCACTCATAGTTCCTTCATTACTGGATAATTTCACGCCAGTGAAATGTTTTTCATCAGTGAAATTACCTTCACGATGTTTAACATCTTCAAATACAGAAACTTCCCCTTCTTCAGATTTCATCATTTTAAGTATTTTTTTAAGAGTAATAAAATCATCTACACTACGTGCTTCAATTATTGAAACATCAATAGTATAACCTCCATCACTAGAAGGAGTAGTAATAGGTTCATCAAATGTTTTTTTAACATCAGAATCTATTTCTTCTTTATCTTTAACTTCAGTAGCCCTTAATAATTGAAGTTTATAATCTCCACACTGGAGAGTTATTCTTTTATCAGCCATAATCTTATTCCACCTTGATATTTATTGATAAATTAATTTTAGTAATGACATCTGCAAACACTAATTCAACAAGTTTCACATTAACAGTTTTAGCATCTAATTTTTCAACAGTATACTTGATTGTTTTAACTAATTCTAATCTTTTACAGAATTTTGAATAAAGACTATTACATTCCATTTTGATTAAATCATGAGTTACTTTAAGATTTTTATCCCCAAGGAATTGTCTTAATGCAAAATCATTAACAATATAATCAATTACACGGCCAATGTATAAATCAAGCCCATTTGGATTTGCACTATTAACTACTTCATAAGTATTATTTAATGCATCAATTAAACGTACAACAAAGAATCCCCATCCTACTAATTTTGCTCCTAAGTCGATAGGTGTTCCATCGTCTGCTGTAGCAAAGGTGTATGATGTTCCAAGACTGGTAACTTCAGGTAATTCTTTTGCAGTTAAACTGTTTCCAACAGGTAATGTTGAAATAATGTATGCAATATATGCTCCTGATTCAAGAAGAGATAATTCGTCCCCTTTAACTCCTAATGGCTGAGTTAAAAATGCACGGCATCCATCACCTAATTTTCCAGATGTAGTTTCATATGATGACTCATTATTCCTAGTTCCTACACCTACCCATCCGAATGGTCTTTTTGCTTTGAATCTTTTAGATCTAAATTCATCAATTGATTCAATTATACTATCTGTTAATTCTGTTGCAACAAATAATAGGTCAAAATCAATGAATTCGATTAAATCAAATGCAGCTTCTATTTTTGTTTGAGTTAAATTTCTATTAATATTAATATTGTCCCCACTACCAGTTACACTGGTGCAGTTTACAATTAAACATCCGCTAATGTCATTATCTCTGAATATTTGTTTTAATGCGGCGTTTCCATCATATTGAGTGTCATCACCAAATATTGCTTCTGCTTCTGTTAAAGTTGTACAGAACACAGGTTCGTTTATTGTTTCATAATCTTCAAAACAACCAATTAAACAATTAACATCTCTTATTAATGGATTTTCATTTTTTATTTTAATAATCTCGCTTGTTACGTTGATTTCTGGTATTGGATTTGTCAATTTATTGTCCTCCTTAAAATAATTAATATAATATATGGGATAATTCCAATGCTCCCATTACTCCCCATTTTGTATTAATGGATTGATTCATTAATTCACTATTTAAAATCTCAGTATCTTTCACATAACCCTCTAAACATCTGAATTCTTCATTAGTAAGGAATTCTTGTATGAGATAATCATGTAATTCACAGCATTTCAAATAAGAATTATTATTAGCTCCTTTTATGTAGAATAAAATAATACTATGAACACTTTTTGGAGTAGTGTATTCAAACTCTGAATTATATTCCACGTCATTTATGTATACATCACAAACTGGTTTTTTACCGAATCCTTTAATATTATCTTCTTGGAAACCGTAGTTGACTTTGTTAAAAATTATTTTATCATTATCATCTTTCAAATCACATAGATTATCATGCAGCCATTCTGATATTCGTGAAGCTGTTTTGAAATCTGGTGTGATGGTGTCAGATAAATCAAAAATATATTCAATATCTTCTATCATTGATATGACCTCAATGTTTTTGTTAATCCTCTACTAAGGAAATCGTTTGCAGGTATTGCTTTTCTTTTAGTTCTGTATCCCCATGGCATTTTCATAAGTTTACCACTAACTGCTTTACTACCTGTTAGTACAAACCATCCATGAGGTGCTACTCCTTCGTCATAATAACCAGTTACAATACTATAATTCTTGTAAATTTGTGAAACAACACGAATACTCCTACGTAACCGTCCTTGGTCGTAAGGAGCTTCACTTTTAATATTATTCTCTAAATTAATAGCGAATTTATTAGTAGTTTCTTCAAGGATATCGGAGTTTTGAACATATAATTCTACAAAATCTTTTATCTCACCCATTGTCTAACACCTCGTCGCCCTCTTTTTTCATTGTAAGTTTTTGCACGACGGGATTTGACACATTGGTGTTCGATTAAATCAGAGTTTTCAGCATCATTGTTTAGATAAGATTCAATATATTCATCAAGTAATGTTTGAGCTTTTTGAAACCAGATATCATATTGTACTGGTAAGTCATCATTGCCTTGATATAAACTTAAAACAATATCTGAAGCGCTATGATAAATTGCAACAGTATTTAATGCTTCCACAGACTCTGTTGGTATTGGCACATAGTTCCTTTTGAGGTTAGATTCAATCCATACTTTGCTGTTTTTTATTGCTGTTTCGAACATTTCATCAGGGATATCATCGCTGATATCTCCGAATAAACTGTTCACTTCTTCAGTAGTACAATAGGACATCGTATATCAATCCCATTTATTGTGCGTCTTCTAATGCTTTGATTCTTGCAAGTATACTGCCTTTGGTAGATTCATCACCAATAGCAGTTTCTAAAGCATTAATATTTGCAACTATACTACCTTCAGTAGATTCATCACCAATAGCAGTTTCTAAAGCATTAATATTTGCAACTATACTACCTTCAGTAGATTCATCACCAATAGCAGTTTCTAAAGCATTAATATTTGCAACTATACTACCTTCAGTAGATTCATCACCAATAGCCTCTTGAATATCAGAGATATCTCCTTTAATTTCAGTATCATCATAAGGAACAGAACTTATTTCTAACTCATCAATTCTTTTTTTGAACTGGCGGTTGATATTTGACTGCTCAGTTTTTAAAATAGGATCATATTTATCGTTCATACTTTAATCACACCTTTTAAAAAAAATGAAAATAAGGGAAACACCCTTATTCAGTGATAGTCATGATACCAGACGGTTCCATGATATTTAAACCAGCTTCAGTGAAGATGTAATAATTACTTCTTTGAGGTTCATCAGGTTCACTGATTTTAATGTTAATAAATGATGGTGGTACTTGATTACCATCTTCATCATATAATCTACCTGATTCTGATTCAGCTTCCATGCGTGCAAGTATACTGTAATCAGGGTCTGCGTATTTTTCAATAGTTGCAGTAGGGTTAACAGTATCTCTTGCAATTTGAGTACCTTGTGCTAATTTAGCAGTAGGCACATACTCGAATTCTGATTCATCAGTTAAACCTGCTTCAGTTAATGCTAATTTAACATATAAAGCATCTTTTCTATTCAAGTACATTTTGTTTGGACTGAACCCAGTATCATTATCATTTTGAAATTCCATTGCATCTTTGATTTTAATCTCATTAGCAAGGACTTCAAAACCAGTAATGTCTTCGCTGATTGGGGTTAAATCATCAGGTGCAGTTGCTCCACTACCTGCAAGTAATCCTTTCATGAATAAGTCATCATAGTAATTAATGATTCTGCCAATTGATTTGTTAATGAAGATTTGTAATGTTGAGTCTAATCTTCCACGGGCAGCTACTCTTTTACTCATTCTGAACATGAAACCTTTAGGTTTTGTGGAACCTCTTAATTCTGATGGTTCACCGAATTTGATTTCAGTGAAGTCAACACCTTCACTTGTAGTGATTGGATTACCTGTTTTTACATCAGGGTTTTCTGATGCTAACATGTTGGTAAATTCACCTGCAATGTTTTGATTCATAGGCAATTCATTTAAAATAGCCATACGATTGAATATTTGTTTTTGAGCATAGATTTCAAGGTTGTGTGCTCTTTCGTCGAATAATAAAGGTAATACTTCCATTATAAAAGTCCTCCATAATTTAATTTAATTTTATTTGAATCCTGCAACAACTTGCTTGTTAGAGTCGATTGCAGTTAAAGCGATAATATCAGTTGCATTTTCTGATTCTTCATATTCGTCAATGTCAGTTGAACCGTATTTAAGATAATCGCCAACTGCAATTGATTCTCCTGTTTTACAGGTTACAGTTTCAATTTTCTTAAAGATAGTTTCAATACTGCATTCTCTAAGCATGCCTGCAGTTTTTGCTTGTGCAGCAGTATAATCTTTAGTTGGGTTGGTTTCAAAGTCTAATGGATTAGCATATGCTACTCCAATTACAACATCACCTGCAGTGGCGTTTTTAACCGCCATATCTCCGTCAAGTGTGACTTTATTGTATTGTTCAACTGCGTCTGCACAGTGAGGTTCTATACGATTTCCACCTACACCATGGGTTTTAATGATGCTTATTGCACCTTCGTGGCATTTAAATGGTGCCACGACTCCTAATTTACCTATTAAAAGGTTGTCAACCATTTTCTAATTCCTCCTTTTATTTTAAATAGTTGGTAATTTGTCCCATAAGCTTTGATGGGACTGGTTTGGATTTAGGTTTACCGACGTCAACGATAGGTTTAGCGTCTTTGTATAAATCCATAAATGTATCATTGTCTGATAAACATAATTTTTTAGCTGCTTCTTTCTGTGAAGGTAAAATTATACCTTTTTGAATGTAAGCATCTACGGTTGCTTCAGCTCTTTCTTCAACTAATTCATCAACTGTTGCTTGTAAGCTTTTGATTTTTTCTGCTTGTTCGAGTTTTTCGTTTACTTCATCGTTTAAATTATCAACAGTTTCGTCTACTTCTTCGTTTTTTTCTTTTAGTTGTTTTTTGAGTTTTTCTATTTCTTTGTCTTTGTCTTGGATTGTTGTTTCGTAGTTTTCTTTTATTTTTTCGAATTTGTCCAAGATTTCATCATTATCTTTTTCGTTTTTTGGTGGGTTGTTTTGTTCTCCACCATCGTTGTTTTTATTACCCATTTTATGCACCTCAGTTTTTTTTAAGGGATAGCCTCCGCTAACAATGGTAGCATCATCGGAAAAAAATTGTTTATAGCCGTAGCTAAAAGGAAATAAAATAATATAAAAAAAATATAAAAATTAATCTTCTTTGGATTCTTTAATCTTTTTTAAGAGTTCTTCAAACTCGGAGTAATGTTCAGAATCATCTAATACCACTTTATCAGTCATCTGTAAACCCTCCTTATGTAGAATCCTTTATCTTGCCATTCTTTAGTGTTGAACTCTCTTAACAATCCATCTCCAATTTCTTTATCCATGAATTTACGGAGAGAATCATTGTCAGTTTTAAGTTTGCCCTGTTTTACTAACTCTTGACCTTTCTCAGTTACTTCATTGTAAACTTTAGTATAGATAGCATCAATCTCTCTCTGGCCAAGAACTCCACTATTCAAGTTTTCTTCAGCATGCACATACCATATTTCAGTAGGTGAACCGATAAGATGGTCTGCTCCTCTTTGTGAACGATAAATTTTAAGGTCTTGTTTAGATGGGAAACTACCCCCACCCACATCTCCTTCAACAGGTGGATGAGTGTGCATACTTCCAATGTTAGTTCCTTGTTGAGTAAATGTCACACTTCCTTTTTTACCTCTAACTTCATTTCCAATGAGTTCACCAGTAGATGTATCGAATTGATACCCGTATTCGATTTTATTTTTAGAAGCTCGTTTTTTACTCCAAGATATTAAGTTATCAAAGGTTTCATCATTAATTGGAACATCATTTCTCAAAGTTTCCATTGAGTAGTTCTCTAATGGAGAAATTGAGAATGGTTCTTGTTTATCTCCCCCAGTTCTTGCTTTCTCAATCAATACCTCTTTTTCTTTTAAGGCATCCTCATATTTGGTTTTAAATAAGTCTACAAGTTTTTTATCATCTTTAAAAGTTTCTGTGTAAGATTTATAATAATTTTCAATGTCTCTATCAATTGTGCGAGTATATCTGATGTATTCTTCAGGAGTTAGGTTTTCTTTTAATTGTTCCTCCGTTGGTTCGGTTGTTGTAGTTGTTGTTGTTTGTGCAGGAGGTTTCCTTGTTAAAACATCATCCTCATCATCATCTTTAATGAAAAACATCGCATAACAACGACAATTAGGATGCAAAGGAGGCAACATACCAACATCATCAATACTAAACTCATTCTTACCCCAATTATACCTTTCAGCACAAACAGGACAACAAGACTCACGACAATCAACCTTAAAATGAGTAGCACCACGCTCACGATTAATCACATAATCCGAAGCAGTAGCAGTCCTTGCAATCTCAGTCCTAGCAATAACCCTAGCACGAGTATTCTTAATCTTACTAATACTATCACTAATATTATTTGCAATCTCATTCTGAGACAAATTATTATTATAACCATCACTTACAATGTCTCTGACATCTTGCTTGATATCGTCACCAACATTAGTGATCAAGTCACCGACACGATTTTCAATAGTTAGTCGTGTTAATTCTTTTTGTGCAGGTCTACTGAATTTATGGTTATTGGTTTCTTGGAGTATGATTTCAGTTAATTTGTCTTTATAACCAATTGCAACTAATGGATTATCCACTATAACCTCCTTATGTTTACTGAGGAATGCTTCAAGAGTATCTGATGTTTTAACACCATTCTGTAATCTTTTGATAATTTCATCAAAAGTAGTATCAGTGAGTAATATTCCTTGCTTGATTAATTTATCCTGCGATGGCATCTAAATCATCCAAAATATCCTGAGTACTAACATCATCTAATGGTGGTTGATAACCGAAATCTTCAGGAGGCATTTCTGGTTCAGTATTCACATATTCAACACCTGCTTCAGATTTAAATAATAAAGCTAATGATTCATGAACTGCACTATTATCACTATCAATAACTCCAGTATCCATTAATGGTTTAATAATTTCAAATAATTTTTTCATATCACCAGATGTGAATTTATCAAAACTAAATACTGGTGCTTTAACACCTTTACCATAATTGAATTCCACTACACGATTCACAATACTTTCTTGAATAGTGTTTGCTATTTCTTCAAGTATTCCATCAAACACCATACTACCAAATTCAAGTTGTGTTTGTGACTGTGCATATGTACCAGTTTGACTATTATCACCCATTAATAAATTTCCAATGAACATACGGCGGAAAATCTGATTATCTTTATAAGCTAATGCATTGAAGAATATTTCACCATTATGCGATGATTCTAATACTCCAACATCCTCATCAACATTAACAGTCATACCTAAAACACCATCAGCAATATCATCAAATGCATTTAACATTTCATCACGACTGACCTCATCACGAGTTTTACCATACAATGTAGGTGAACCATTTCTTTCAGCAAAAGTCATTAACCAATCCATTAAATTTTCTTTATCCTCAACAATTGGTAAGAAATCATGTAATAAACCATTACCTTCTTTCTCATCATACAAGGAATTATAACTATATAATAAACATTTATCAATAGGAATTTCAACATCATTATCATCAACCTGTTGATGAATACTTACCAAATCACCAGTATTATCATCATAAGTAAAGGGGTCTTCCTGTAATGTTTTAATATGAATTGGAACAGCATTAGTCACAACTAATTTACCATCATCATTAACATCAAAAATTAACTCATGAACATTAAAACCCCAGAGTATAGCAGGAGTCATCTGCTTAACTAAGGTTTGAATTTCAATATCCATAGTAGTTAACATGTCCTGTATGAATTCGTACGCTTCACTGTTTTCATCATTAGTGTCTGTGAGTATCCATTTTTTACTTGATAATAAGTATTTCAGTATATCAAAACCAGTGCTGACTTGAGTATCACGTAATATACTCATTCCTAATTTGTATGGGATGACTTTCCCATTATCTTTTCTACTGAATAAACTATTATAACTTGTTAATTTATTTTTAGATGCACCTACAGTGGATGCTTTACTTTCACGTTTAAACAAACGCTTACCTATTTTTTCCAGTAATCCCATATTATCTTAATCCTCTACGTTTTCTTTTACCTGATGTTTTAACTCCATGACCTGCTTTTTGAGATAAATAATTATAAGCATAAGCTAAAGCATCAATTAAATCATCGTGAGCTGCTAAAGGAAATCCTTTTAATTGACCTAATAATAATTCACGTTGATTATCATTTAATACAAAACGAATT